AACGAAGGCTGTCAATATAGCCATCGGGTAGGTATGGGTTGCTGTAACTCGGTGCCTGAACCATGCCGTATTCATCGGTCTTGTTCTGCACCCAGCGCCAGTGAGCAAACTTAAAGCCCTCTGGCGTTGTATAAGCACTGGCCTGATTGTACGGGTTACTGATCCACTTAGGCTGCTGACGGTTACGCGCTATGACTTGGTTCCAAGCTGTCCGAGCGTGTTCAGTCTTTAGTGTGTCTAACTCGTCAACGTGGGCTGTGTAGGACTCATACCCGACAATACGATCCGGGTTGTCTAGCGTCCTGAATACAAAATCACCCCACTGCCCTGCGCTAGTGTAGATGACGTTATCAGCCTTGTTGTATCGGTAAGAGACACCATGCTCTGTTAGCTTCGCTTCCATCCGTGCTGCTGTAATCAAGCGCACTAGATCGAATGTCGGGGCGTACATGGCTACCAGTGTATCTGCTGACTGGCAACCGTCGATCATGGCTGCGTTAGCCATCGCCTCTGACTTGCCTGCACCAAAGCCTGCACAGAACAGGCGGTAGCGGTTATCTAGCTTGAGAAAGTCAGCCTGTGGCTGAGTAGCAGTTATCCGAAGCTGCACACTTACTCGCCGCTCTCTTTGTCCGTGGCGGCGCTAACTACCTCAACTGTAACCCGGTCTACGGCCTGCATCGAGCCGTCCTTGCTAGAGTGATCCAACTCTTGCTTGTCCGACCACTGCATGTTCTTCAGCGCAAAGATAGCGCCCGTAGGCGAGTTGCCATGCAGACGCTCTTCATAGGCTAGCTCTACAAGCGACTTGGCTCTTTTGACAGAGTAAGAATAACCTTCGTAGTTCTGATACTCATCAATACTCTGCCGACTAGAAAAGCCAAGGTGGAGCGCCATACCTGTCCAAGTGACAGGGCGCTTCTCTTCCTTGCACAGTGCAATATACTCATCCACAAGAGCGTCAAACTGCTCTGGGCTTTCGATTGTTCTAGGACGGCCTCTAGCCATTTTTACGCTCCCCCGGAGCTAAAGAGTTGTACACTTTGGTTCGAGGACAACGATGTACTGCTCACCTTCCACCGTCGCCTCAATCGTAATCGGTCGCCCAGACTTCTCTGGTGATAGGCCACAAGCGGTGATCAAGGTCTTGTCACCCTCAACCCCATCTTCGATGGTACACGAGGCTGAGCCTTCTAGGCAGGAAGCTAGTGCTAGAGTAAGTAATACACTTTCCATTTATCTAGCCTCCATCTAAAACTTCCGCCACAAAGCATTGTGGCTTGCTACCATTCTTAACTCATTGTACCACAAGAAATTACTCTTGTCAAGCAATTTTTCTATCTAATTTCCTATCTAACTGTAACCAATTGATCTATATAGATATTTATATAGCAAGAAAGAAGTTATCTAACTGTAGATAGACCTATTGCCTTCTGTATATAATGTATGTATCCAGATAGATATATACTGTTAGATAGTATATAATAGATAGGATAGATAGAAAGATATATAGTGTTAGATAGATATATTTCTCTATATCACATGATATACCATATCTTAACATATTTTTCTTCTCTTGTCAATACCCCTAGCTAAACTAATTTGTATGTGCCCTAGTCTCCCCAAGGGGGAAACCTGAAGTGTAACGAAAGGAGAGGGGAGGTGTTGACAAGGTAGGTAGGGCCATGTAGACTACATCTAACAGTTAAGGAAACACAGCAAGAGGAACCAGACATGGCAAACTTAGACAGCATTAACTACCAAAACGTGAAGGCTCTCTATGATACTTTGGTTGAAGCATACGGGACAGAAGAGAAAGCTATTAGGATGATGACCAAGCACACTACCACTTCCATCACCGATGCTCTACAAGTAACTAATAACCAGATTGCTCTTGGTAAAAAAGCATCTGAAAACTTCGAAGGCGCTTGCAACCTTGTTTACGAAGAGATTAAGTTTGGGACGATCACAAACCTGAAGTACGATCTTGATTGTGAGCACATGGCGAACCAACCGAAGTTTTCTATATAAACAGACACACAGACTAAGCCTCCCCAAGCTGGGGAGGTTTGGAGGGGATCATGAACAACTACATCCTAGTAACCTGCCTCGCTGCTGCCCTCGGGCTTCTTGCTTGGCTGACAAACAGTGAAGAACCCATGCCCGAGGAAGTGCAGTATTGTGAGATGGTTGACATCTGGCAGGACACAGACGGAGAATACGGCTGGCCTGACTTCAGAGACAACTACGATGAGGTTTGCAACAAGTAGTCTCCCCTGTGGGGAGAAGCCTAAAGCTGAAATGCGTTTCAGCGGAGTGAAACGAAACGGAGGGGCCATGACTTACCTTGGTATTGAAGAGATGGACGTAGTGCTGTCGGAGATGTCCGAGCAGGAAGTCTACGACTTGATGAACGATCTACAGCAAGGTTACAGGAAGAAAAAGATTTCTCTGGGCCATGCTGTGACTGAAGAGGAAGAGACTCGCATTCGTGACGACCTTCTTTCGGACAACATGCTCTACATGAAGGCTATGAAGGAGCTAAAAGATCGTTACGAGAAGATGGCATCTGACGCTTGGCGGAAGTTTGACCACGAAGCTGAAGAGTACATCCGGCATCTAAGAAAGCATCTTTCTGACGCCTATCGAAACAATGGACTAGACAATTTGCTTGGGAGAGACTGAGATGCCACTAGAAAACATTGACCTTAACAGCCCAGACCTCGCTTCCTTGCCAGAAATCACAGAGGTAGATTGGAGTTTGATTGAAGATCGGGTAGATGCCTCGATTGACGCTTGGGGTATCCACGCGGCCAGAGAGCACTACTTCGCTGGTATCTGGGCATACGAAGATCAGATGGGGGGTTGCCCTGGCATCATCGCTCGTGATATGATCGCCCCTATCGTAGACAAACTAATCTCTGAGAGGTTTTGATATGATTACAGCAGCAGAACACCAACGCCACGAAGACGATATGGCTGATCTTGACTCGATGCGCGAACACGAGGCTGGCGAAATTGTAGAATCTATCGAGGATGGAAGACAGACCCTCGACGCTGTTTGGGAGTATATTATTGAAGGAGAGACTGACGCGGTTGGGCCGTTAGTTACCGGCATGGAAGTCTTAGTTTCCGCTAAGACAGACTCGGAGTATCTTCACGCGGCAGAGATGATCCGAAGGGCGGTGGTTGACGCGGCTTGGGATTTTGCTTATTCTCAAGCTGAAGATTTAACGCTTGATGATCTGCGCGAAAAGCGCCGGGAGATTTGAAATGAATCAGTATGAACTGAGGAGACAGGAAGAGTTGGAGGCTATCATGGCCTATGTCGGAGAGACTGAGGAAGGCTGGGAAGGCTTTACCAAGTGGGTGTTTCGCAGCCGTCCTCTGGCTTGGCAAGTAGCTCAGGCCACACAGACAGGCCCAGAGCTTCGCAGCGACAAGACTTTTATTGAGCTAGGCCGTGCCCTCTGTCGCGCTGTTGAGGATGATATGTGGGAGTATGTTGAGGAGAACTTCTACGATCTTCGCGCAAAAGCCCTGCAAGGTGACACCAAATGAGTCGCTGTAAAGCCTGCAACAAGCCGCTCTCGGCAACTGAGATGGCGACCGATGGCAGGACTGAGGGCATCCCAGACGACCTCTGCACGTCTTGTCGGTCGATTTCTAGCAACCCAGACGATGCCGAGAACATGCCGCAGCACCTAGATCACCTTCTTTGGGATGAGCTTTATCTAGGAGGCAAGGAGGATGGGTAAGTACGCTCTCACTGGTCAGCCCTGTCCCGCTTGCGGCTCAAGCGACAGCATGGGTGTGTTCCACGATGGGGCTGGCTACTGTTTCTCGGGTTGCGGTTATATCTCAGAAGCTAAAATGAACGGACAACCGGAAAGTAAAAAGATGGATAAGCCGAAGTACAACAAGTGGGACGTGGAAGAGGTAGACAACTTTCCTCTCGCTGACTTGTCCCACCGTGGCATCAAGCCAGAGGCCGTAGAGAAGTACGGTGTGCGTCAGGCAGTGCGTCAGGACACTGGTGAGGCTGACCGTCAAGCATTCTTCTATCGCTCTGGTACAGGCCAAGGTTGGAAGCGTAAGAACGCTCTTTTGAAACGAGACATGGAGGTAGTAGGCGAGTATGGTGGGCTATTTGGTCAGCAAGTATTTCCACGAGGAGGCCGTTTCCTCATTATCACCGAAGGAGAGGAAGATGCTCTTGCAATCTGGCAGACGTTCGCCGCTAAAGGCAAAGATTACTCTGTGGTATCGCTCGCTAATGGCGCTGGTGCGGCAGGGCTTGACAAACGCGAAACTTGGGATTACGTTACTTCTTTCGAGCGTGTCCTGTTGGCTTTCGACAGCGATGAGGCGGGTCAAGAAGCAGTAGAGAAGTTCGCAGGTGTATACGCCACAGAAGTCAAGCTCAAGGTTCTGGAGTTGCCTGACGGCTGCAAGGATGCCAACGATTGCATCAAACAAGGCCGTGAAGACGAACTGCTGCGTCGCATCTATCAGAGCAAGGAGTACCAGCCAGAACTGGTCATCCCCGGATCGGATGTCAGCCTTGATCTTATCTCTGAGCCAATCAAGCCCGGATACAACTTTCGTCAGTACCCAGACTTCAGCAAGAAGCTAGGTGGTCTGCGAGATGGAGAACTTGGCATTGTTATGGCACCGCCGGGCGTTGGTAAGTCAACTTGGGTGGCAGAGTTAGGTTATGACTTGATCGCTAACACCAACGAGAAGGTTGCTTGGCTATTCCTCGAGGAAGACCTCAAGAAAGCAGCGCAGCGTCTTATTGCCTTGGACAATAACGTGCCCCTGCCGCGCTATCGACTTGATCCGGGCATTCTGCCGCACGAGCAGATCAAAAGCAGCTACGAAAAGCTAATTAACAATGACAGGACGTGGTTTATTGATCTAGGCCCACAGGGTCGTGTTGACGTAAACCGTCTGCTACACATGCTGCGCTACTACCACGCGCAAGGTGTAACTCGGTTCATCTTTGACCACATCAGCATTGTCTTCTCTCACGATGATCGAGACAATGAGCGCAAGTTGATTGACAACGTGTTGTCCGAGGTTGCGGCTTTCTGTGCCGCCACAGGTTGCACCATGATTATGGTTGCCCACATCCGTCGGTTTGAGCAGAAGATTAACGTCAAGGATGAGGTGAACGATGCTGTTTGGACTTACATTGATCCAAGCATGGCTCGTGGCTCTGGTTCTTTCGAGCAGTTGGCCTTCTGGATCGCAGCCCTAGAGCCTGAAGTAACAAAGAACGAAGAGAAGGGTAGGGCGCGTATCAGCATTAAGAAAAATCGCGAGTGGGGCACTACTGGCCCTGCCGACATAGTACAGATGGACATGAACACAGGCCGACTGAACAAGTGGGAGGCACCAGAGTATGACTATTGAAGACATCACAGGCCAGATCAGAGCAAAGCAAGCCAACAAAGTTATGGAAGAGTTAGTAGAGGTTCTTGACAAGCACGAGTTTAACCGTGCAGAGATGCTGGGGATGCTTGACCTGCTAAAGATGAATCTGTACACTATCTGGCAGTTTGAGGACAATTTGGAGCAAGAAGACGATGACTAAGAAAATGTACGTTATCGACATCGAGACAGACGGACTGCTGGACAAGATGACCACAGTGCATTGTGCAGTCGCCAAGGACTACAAGACTGGCGAGGTGCATACCTTTGGGCCGACAGAGATTCGTAAGTTTTTGGGGTTGATAGACGGCGAAGTAGTTATCGGCCATAACATCATCAACTTTGACATTCCAGCGCTAGAGTGGTGGTGCGAGCTAAGTGACTATATAGACCTAAGCATTA